GCCCGGATGAGGTCGTCATACGCCTCCAGCGTGCCCTCCCGCTTCGCCTTCTGTCTGGCGATAAACTGCGTCAGGCGGTTGTACAGCCGTATGCCGAATCTCTGCTTTTCGCCCAGCAGGTCGTAGATTTGCGTCTCTCCGCCCGTCTTCGTCCAGTCTGCCAGTCTCTCGATGACCGTCTCCGTCGCTCTGGCAACCAGCTCGTTTTCTGCGTCCGCGTCGGTGAATGTGCGCACGTCCCGCTCATAGATCGGCTCATAGACCTCTCGGATGCGCTCCTTGTCGTGCGCCATCCTCGCCTCGTCTCCGCCGTATGCCGCCTGCAGCGCCGCTTCTTTGTAGGCTTCATAGCCCCGGCTTCCCTCGATGCTGTGCGTCAGCTCGTGGCATAGCGTCACGCGCATCGCCTCGCCCGTGCCGATCTTGCTGGATATGAAGAGCCGGTTCAGCTTTCCGTCGTAATAGCTTCGAACGCCCTTGCCCAGCTCTGCGACCACAACGTCCGTTCCGTGCCGCTTCTTGATGACGCTCTGGAATTTCTGGAAGATCGGGTTCTTCAGTCCGCCGATGTCCGCGCCTTCCTGTCCCGCGTCCGCGCCGACCTCGCCGAGGCTGTATTGTCCGCCGTCCCCCATGTCAACCGCCTGAGCGTCTTCCTCGCCGTTTTCCGCCGCCTGTTCGGGCGGCTTTTTTGTCGTCTGTTCGGCTTGCGGTGCGCCTTCTTCCGTCTTTTCTGTCGGGGTTTCCTGCCGCGCCGCGCCCGATCGGGCTGCTGCCTGTGCCTCCAGCGCTTCCAGCTTCTCGGCGTACCGGTCTGCCTGCTCTTCAAAAGCCTCAAACATGCCGTCGTAGTCAAGCCCCATGTCCTCGGCTTCTTCGAAGCGATCCATCGCGTCGTTGAATTCCGCTTCCGCCCGGTCAATCTGCGCCCGCGTCTGCTCGATCTGTTCGCTGATCCAGCGGTTTTCGATCTGTCCATCCTCCAGCAGCGCGGCTTTTGCGCTCTCTGCCTGCGCTTTAACGGCTGCCCGCGCCGCCTTTCTCGCTTCCCGCGTCCGCAGTCCCAGAAGTTCCTCCGCTTCCTGCCGCTTTTGCTCCTGTCTGCTCTCCGCCTCGCCGTTTCTCTGTTTCGCCTTCGCGTAGTCCATGGCGGCGTCTGCCAGCTCCTGCGCCGTCATCGGCTCTGCCGTGCCGCTTTCAAGGGCTGTCTGCGCCGCTTCCATGGTCTGCGCCGCCTCGTCCATCGCCTGACGGCTGCTTTGCGCCTGCTGACCGTATCCGTCCGCCTGTGCCTGCGCTTCCCGCGCCGCTGCCATCGTCCCGTTCCTGTCCGCGCCGTAAATCAGCTGCCGAGCCGTTTCCCGGTCAAGCTGCTGCTGTGCGGCGCCCTCGTCCATCGCTTTTCTGAATTCGGCGTCCTTCAAGTCCTCTCGGATGGCGTTCAGCGTGCCGGCAATGTCCTCGCTCTTTCCGCTGACCACGTCCGCCGCCTTCTGCGTGCTTGGGTAGGCGTGCATCGCCGCGCCGTATCCGCCCGCCACGCTGAACAGGATGCTTCCGATCGCGTTCTCGATTGCCGTCTCTTTAACGTGCTTTGCCGTGCCGTACAGGTCGTAGCTTGCCGGGTTCGCCGCTGCCATCATCATGTCAAGCCAGTCGCTCATTCCGATGCTCTCGCCCGCGTCCGCCTTGCGCAAAAGCTCGCCGAATGTCGCGTCGATGGCGTTTGAGCCGATGGTTTCATAGAATTCATCGTGGAAGACCTCGTCCAGCTCGTTTTCCAGTGCCGCTTCGCTGAATGCCGCAAGCCGTCCCAGAAACTTCGCCGCACCCGTCGGGTTCTTGGTGATGATGTCCTGCGCCGCCTCGATCGGCGCACCGGCGCCCGTGATCTGCCCGAAGATCTTGTTAAATACCCCGACATTGACCGCGTAGTCCTTCGCCGTGTTCAGCGCCGCCATCGTCTTTCCGGTTTTCAGGCTGAATCCTTCCTCCAGCGCTTCATCCAGATTGTTCTTGTATCCGACCACGCTGTATCCCGCGATAAAGCCCAGCGCACCCGAGCCCGTCGCCATGCCCGCGCCCGTCGATACCCCTGCGGATACCGTGTTGTAGGTCATGTTCTTCACGCGCCCGAACCACAGGTTTTCGCCTTCCGTGCCGTTTTGGGCGATATAGCGTTCCGTCGCCGCCATATCCGCACGGATTGCCTGGTTGCCCCTCAGCAGCAGCCTCTCTTCCACGTCGCCCGGGTCAATGCCGATGGTGTACGGGTCTGCCGACGTCGCCAGCGCTTTCATGACAGCGTTTGAAAAATTTTCGTCCCATACGCCGCTCAGCGCCGCTTCCGTCATGTCGCTGACATATTTGTCCCGCCCGTATAAGCCGTATTCCCGCTGATACTGCTCCTGCATCCGCGTTCCGGTGCGCTCGACCTCGCTGAGCGTCAGCCCCTCGTACAGGCTGTTTTTGAGGTCGTAGTAGTATTGCTCCGCGCCTGTCTTGACGCCGCCCGCGACCACCGCCGCCGCGCCGACGCCTTCGCCGTATGTCGGCTTTTCCAGCTTGTCAAGCGCCGCCTCGTCCTCTTCCGTCAGGCTTGCGCCCATCTTCTCGATCCGCGCCGATGCGAGCGTGCCCAGCTGCTCCATGCTCATGCCGCCCTGAGCGCTCAGGTATTCCTCCAGCGTCATGCCCAGCGTATAGGCGGTTGTCGCCTCTTCCTGTAAGATGACGTTCATCTGGTCGCCCAGCAGCGTTTTGTAGGCGAATTCCACGTCCGCATCCCGCACGCCGTCCGCCGCCATCCTGCTGTATACCGCGCTTTTTTCAAACGCGTCTCCCGCCAGATAGCCGTCGATCTCGCTTCTGCGCTCCTTCAGCTCTCCCCAGCTTCCGTTTTCCATCAGCTGCTCATAGCCTACGTCCTTCGCGCTTTCCGTCACCAGCGCCAGCTGCTCGTCGCTGTAATATCCGCTTCTGACGGCTTGCCGTGCTTCCTCCAGCGCCTTCCGGTCGTCCTCTTCCTGCTGTCTGCGCATCTGCGCCTTTTGGTCGTCAAGCGCCCGCAGCGCCTCAAGCGTCGCCTGATACTCCCGCTTTCCCTCGTCCGTCTGTGTCAGGTAGCGCTCAAGCGGCGGTGTGTCGTATCGGGCGTCCCCCGCCGCGCCATCCGGCGCTTCTCCGCCCGGCAGCGTCCCGGCAAGCTCCATCTCTTCCGCCCGAGCCGCCCAGCGTACCATCTGCGCCAAAATGTCGGTCTTGACCTCTTCCGGGTATGCGCTGCTTTCAAGGGCGCCCTCAAGCGTCCGAAAGCTTGTTCCCATGTTCGCCATCGCCCGTGCGGCGACATGCTCCGCGCCCTCGTTGCCCAGCCGGATCTGCTTGCTGTCCTCCTCGCCGAATGTGCCGATCACCCTGCGCACAAGCTCATGCCCCTCGTATAGGCGGTTTAATTCCTCTACGCCTTCGCCTTCATACTCGCCCAGCTCACCGCGCATCATCGCGCCAAGCGCATCTGAAAGCGTCCCTGCCTGCTTCTTTTCTTCCTCGGCATGCCCCCCGGCGTCTTCGTCCTCCTGCGGATGCTCTTTTGCCCATTCCGCAAAGCTCATCCCGCCCCGGGCGATGATCTCCTCTTCCGCGCCTCTTTTCTTCTGCTGAATCGGGCCCGCCGCTTCGCCCGCGCCTTCTGTGGGCTTGTCCGCAGCCGTTTCCGCCTGCCGGGCAGGCTCGTTTGCCTCCCCCTGTTCCGTCCTGTCGCTTTCTTCCGGCTCAGCCGCCGCAGGTTCGGGCGTTTCCGCCGCAGGTTCGGGCGTTTCCGCCGCAGGTTCGGGCGTTTCCGCCGCAGGCTCGGGCGTTTCCGCCGCAGCCGTCTGCGTCGGCGCAGGCGTCGGCGTCGGCTCAGGCGTCGCAGCCGGTTCGGGTTCGGTCGGGTTCGGCGTCGGTTCGGGCGCCGGTTCGGGCGTCGCCGCCGGCGCGGGCGGCGTTCCGGGCAAAGGCGCTTCCGGTGCGTCAGCCCCCTTTTCCTGCCCTTTCCCGGCTTCCTCCGCCGCCTGCGGCTCTCCGCTGAAGAATCCCGCCACCGCATCGGCGGCAGCCTCCAGCAGCCCTTTTTTCTGCGTCTGTGCGCCGTTTCCCGCGGGCGTCTCGTCCCCCTGTCCGGCGTCCGGCAGGTTCTGCGCTTCCGGGCTTTCCGCTCCTTCTTTGCGTGTGGGGATCTCCTTCCCCGTGATGCTCCTGTATGCCTTGTCCAGCGCCGCCTGATACTGCGCCTTGGCGTAATCCGTGTAGTTTCTCCCCGCGATTTCCGCCGTTTTCGCCCAGTATGCCGCCGCGTCTTCCTCGTCGTGCTTCCCGTCGCCGTAGAAACTCGCCCGATAGCCCTTGACGGCGCTCCTGTATTTGTCCGCCTTCATGTTCCCGCTCTCAAGGAACGTTCCCACGCCGTCCGTGTTGCTCCCGTAAAAGCGGCTGCCCTCCAGCCCTGCCAGCGTCTTGTAAGCCTTCGCCGCCGATGCGCGTTCCTCGTCGTCCGCGATCATGTTGATCCCGCGCATGACCGTCTGCGGGTCTGCCGTGTTCACGTCGATGGTTTTCCCGTCAAAGCCCATCAGCTTCGTTCCGGCAAGCGTCTGCATCGCTTCGTTTCGCGTCTGAACCTGCTTGTCGTATTTCTTCCGCGTGTCGGCGTATACGCCGCCCGTCATAACCGCGTCCGTCAGTTCGCGCATCGTGCCGATCGTCGGCGCGTATTTCTGATGGTTCGGGCTGCTCTGTTTTTTCACATGGGCGATGTATTCCGTCAGAAAGCCGTCGCGTTCCGTCTCGTCCGGGATTCGGCTTGCCACCCTCGCCGCGCTCTGGTTGGTCTGCGTGTCCATGTTGACCACAAGCGGCGCCGTCTTCACCTTCTGCTCGCTGGCAGGGCGCAGGCTCTCCTGTGCCGCCCTGTGCGCTCTCTCTTCGGCTTTGAGCCGCTGCTCCTGCGTCCTTTGTTCCCTTGCCGCTTCCTGTGCGGCTCTTTGGCGCTGTGCCTCTTCCTCGTCGCGTTTGCGCTTGTCGTCAAGCCATGCCATCTGCTTTCTCCTTTACCTGATCTTGCTCGTGTTGTTCGGGCTGTATCGTCCGTTTACCTGACGCACGTTCACCGTCGTCGTCGCCGCCTTCTTCTTCTTGCCCGAGCCTCCTCCGCCCCCGCTCGTCGTCGTCGATACGCTCGATCCGCTGCTCTCCGTGCTGCTTTCGCCCGTCGTTTCGCTCGTTCCAAGCGTCTGTTGGCTTCCCGTCGTCTGCTGGCTTCCGATGCTCGTCTGGTTGCCCGTCGTCTGCTGGCTTCCCGTCGTCTGCTGTCCCATCGCCGAGGAAATCGCCGTCAGATAGTTGCTGTTCCATTCCTTGCGCTGGTTCTCTTTCAGCTCCTGCACCTTCGCCGCGAGCTGGCTGGCGTAGTCGTTGTTCAGCCGTCCCTGCGTCTGGCTGTTCTGCTGCGCCGCCTGCGTGATCTGGTTTTGAATCTGCTGGCTTCTTCGTCCGCTGTCCTCCGTGAGCTGCTGTACGGCTTTTGCCAGCGCGTCGCTCTGGTTGGCGAGCGTCTGCACCGTGTAGCTGCTCCGCCCCATGCCCCGGTTCAGCGCCGCCGTCTCCACGTTCGCCGCGCCCTTGCGGTATGCCTCGTTCTGCGCGTCGATGCTCCGGTTCAGGTTGGCGGCGATGTTCGCGATCTCCTGCTCCTTGCTCAGCTTCGTCGTTTCGTAGTTCTGCTGTGATGCCTCCAGCCCCGCGTTGAGCTGCGGTCTGAGCAGGTTTTCCGCGAACTGCGTAATCTGCTCGTCCGTCATGTTGCCCATCAGCCCGGACAGGATCTGGTTCATCATCTCCTTGTCCAGCACATTTTTCGTTGTGCTTTGCGATGTCGAGCTGCTCTGACTGGTGCTGTCCTGCCGGCTGCTTGATGTGCTTTGGCTGGTCGTGTCCTGCCGGCTGTCCGTTTTGCTGTGTTCCTTGCTCGTGCTACTCGAGCTTTGGTGGGTCTCCGTCGTGCTGCTTCTTGCCATGTCTTCACTTCCCTTCGAGTGCGTCCAGTCTCTTCTTGATTTTCTCGATCTCTGCGTCCTTCAGCCTGTCCGCGTTCCAGCTTGCCATGCAGAAGTCGCGCAGAAACATCCCCAGATTCCTGACGTATTCCGCCAGTCTGCCGCTCTCCTGCGGCACTCTCGGCTGCTTGAATGCCATCCTTTCCTCCCCGCCCTCTCCGTCAGCCTTGCGGCTGTCCCCTCTCCCGGCGGGAGAGGCAAGGGGCTTTTGCAAATCCAATTTTCATATTGCAGCGCCCTTGGCTCCCCCTTTGGGGGAGCTGGCGCGTAGCGCCTGAGAGGGTTACACCTCATCCAGCGAATATTCCACCTGAACCCCGCCGTAGATTCGCCATCCGGCGGGTTTCGCGTAACTGCGAATCTTCAGCTTCATCCGAACGCCCGCGATCTGAATCTTGACCCGGTAGTCCCGCCTGTCCTCTTGCAAAAGCACCGTCCGCGTCTTTTCCCGCTTCTCGGTCTGTATCGTGATTTCAAGCGGCAGGTCGTTGGCGTCCGCGTCCGCCGTAAAGCGCAGCAGGTAATCCCGCTTCATGTATGCCTTGCCCAAGTCCAGCCACGGCGTCTCCCAGATGCACTCCATCGGCTCATCCAGATAGCTTCCCTCGTTCTCCCTCGCGTTGTACAGCAGCACCTCGTACGGGCTTTCCGCCTGCGTGTAATACACCCTGCCGCCCATCGCGAAAAAGTCCTTGACGCGGATGCCCTTTCTGAGCATGAACGTTCCGCGCTCCGTGTCGTATTCGATGACCGCGTTGTTCTCCGTCAGCACGTCGCCGTCGTTTTCCCTGATGCACATCGCCAGATAGTAGACGTGGTCGCATATGCACGCCCGCGCCGCACCGTCCATCCCGTCCATCCGCATCCGCATCGTCTCATACAGCGCGTCCCGGCTGAGCAGCCGCAGCGTGCTTCCGTCGTATAAGCCGATGCCGCTCTGCGACAGGTACAGCATGCTCGTCCTGTCCGTGCAGATGGTGCGCTCCTCGACAGGCCCGTCTGTGCCGTATGCTTCCGTAATCGTGAAACTGCCCGGGTCTGTTCCGCGTATTTCAAAGATTGTCCGCTCCTTGACCGCCAGCAGATACCCGCCGAACGGCTCAAGCGATATGAATCTGTCGCCGTCCCACGTCGGCTGGTTGATGACGCCGCCGCCCAGCTCGGGCGTTTCCGGCACGTCCGTCCAGTTGAACGGGTCATACGGGCGCGAATAGAAGATGCTGTCCGGATAGCCCTCCGCGCCCGTTCCCCATATGCGCTCCGCGTGCCGCCCCAGCACGGCAAACTTCACTTCGCTGTATGCGTCGCCGATCGTCAGCGTCTTCTTTTCTACCCGCAGGTCGTTGCCGTATACCGCAATCATCCCGTCCTTTTCGTTGGAAAGGATCAGGATGTCCACCGTCTCCCCGCCGTCCGCCGCTTCATAGGTGACGCTGCTCCATTCGTCGCTCTTGTACCCCTCCGACCGCTTGATCCAGCCCTCTGTTCCCAGCGTGTAGGTGTAAATCGCGCCTCCGGCAGCCGCGACGTACACGTCCGCGTCGTCCGGTCTTGACCGCCTGTAAAACCGCGTCAGCGTCTTGATCTGTTCGCCCAGCGACGGAAAGGCGCGGCTCGTGCCGTATGCCGACGCCAGAAGCCCGCGCTCCGTCCGGATGTTCTGCGCCCGGTAGGCGTAGTCCGCGTTGATGTTCGTGTCGCCCGCCGCCTGATAGATGCCCTTGGGCGTGGGGATGGTGAATTTTCCCTCGTACTGGCTGTCGCTGATGCTCATCTGTGATACCTCACGTCCGTCACCTCATACAGGTTGCGCCGCCTCGTCACGCTGCCCATGCCCTGCGGACGAATGCGGTTCATCTCCTGATAGAAGCAGTTCTTAAAAAACTGCGCCCGGCTCTGCTTGGCGAGATTGCCACTGGACAGATGGCGGTAACAGATGTAGTCCGCCAGCGCCGCGTGCGCGAATTCCGGAATCTGCGGCACGTCCTCTCCGTCCTCCAGCGGCGGAAAGCCGACCTCGCAGAGCGCCCGCAGCGTCTTTCCCTTCAGGTCGTCCCGCCATACGGTAAGGCTTCTTCCGTCCCCTGCCAAATCGAAGGCGACGTCCCGCCCGTCCTCGTCCGTCAGCTGAATCACCCGGTTGACGACATATCCCAGCACCGGGGCGCATCCGTCCTCGCAGACGGTCATGCACATCATTCTCTTGGGCTTGAGATATTCTCTCACCGCGATGTCATAGCCCACGTTCGCGTAGATTTTGAATGTCTCTTCGTATTCGCTCACGTCCTGCGGGTCTTCCCCGAGCTGCCGCAGCGCCTGCGCGATGATCTGGCTCAGCGTCATGTGTGTTCTCCTTTCTCCCTTAAAACCGCCGCATCCCCTTCTTACATTTCCCCGCAGTTTTTCAGAATCTCCGCCACCGCCGCGGGCATCTCCACCGTCTTGCCCCTCTGGAAGTAGAAGCTCACGCCGTTCAGCCCCGCAAAAACCACATCGTCCTTGCTTCCGGGTGCCAGCGGCAGATTCACCTTCAGGGTCTCCCCGTCCGCGCATCCCGCGTCGCTCATCAGCTTCTTGAGGCTTGCCTGCGTCTTGGCGCATTTGCCCGCCAAAACCACGCTGGTCTTTTTCATCGTTGTCGTCGTGTTCGTTCCCATGTTCGCCATTTTTCCTTCCTCCTCTGTTTTATCCATTCCAAAAATCAAGCGAAGCGAAGGCGGGGCTTGAATCTGCGCATCCGTTCCATCCGATGCCGCTTTTTCCAAATTCCCCGCCCGCGCTTCACGCCGGTTTCACCTTTTTTTCGCGCTTTAAGGCTTATTCCGTTCCTTACGCGCTGAATCCGCACTCGATTCGCACCGCATACTCCGGCTGCAGCATTTTCACGCCGAAGCCGTCCATCTTCCAGCCGACCGTGCTGATCTGGTCGAGCGGGTCTGCCGTGCCCGCGCTTCCCGCCGGCTTGACAATCACTCGCGGCTTTGCGCCCTTCAGGCTCGTGATGCCGTAGGCAT